GCGGCCACTAAACCAATTGGAGAAATTAATGCGGCGACAATGGTGGTTAATGTTCCCACTAAACCAATAATTGTCGGTAAAGCCGCAGCAAATAAACCTACTCCAATAACAATTTTTTGTGTTGTCGGCGCTAAATCTCTAAAAGCGCCATATAAATTTTTTACAAAACCAACCATTTTTTGAATGACCGGAATTACGGCAACCAATAATTGTTGCCCTAAACTGACCATTGTTTCGCGCGCCGAATTTAATGTCGCTTGAAATTGAAAACTTGCTGATTGCTTGGTTTTGTCAAAAGATTGTTGCGTTGAACCTAAAGTGTTTTCTAAAGCATTAAATATTTTTATATTGTCATTTATTCCTGACCCTGTTAAGTCCAAAACTCCTTTTAACGCTCTAACGTTTGGAAACAAATCTTTCATTCTTATATTTGTACCGTTTAGCCTATCGCGTAAACCGGCTAAAGTCCCCATTAACCCTTTTTCGGAAACTGATTTTTCTAAATCTGTAAATGTAAGTCCTAAAGTCGCTAAATTTTTAACAGAATCGTCCGTAGGTTTTTGTAAAGACATTAAAATTGCGTTCAATTGTGTTGCACCTTCAGCGGCATTTGTTCCGGTTCTAGACATTGCAGCCATTGCCGCGCCGACTTCATTAAATCCAACACCCATATTTGAAGCAATCGGAATGACGCCTCCCATTGCACCGGCTAACGCTGACGCTTCCAATTTACCCTCACGAACTGAAGCCACTAAAATGTCGGTTGCTTGCGCACCACTTAAATTCTCAACGCCGTATGCGTTCATTGCTGACGTTGCTAAATCGGCAATTGTTTTTGTTTCACCTAAACCAACCGCCGACGACTTTAAAGAAGCCGCCAAAACATTTAATGCATCTGACCCCCTTAAACCGGCGGACGTTATAAAAAATAACGCTTCAGCAGCTTCACCGCTTGATTTACCGGTTGCCAATGCCATTTGACGCGCAACGTCGCCCATTTCTTGAACTTCGTCTTTTGCTAACCCAACCAAAGATTGTATTTGTGTCATTGATTTGTCAAAATCTAATGCCATTTTGATTGATGCGCCACCAACTAAAGTCAAGGGTAATGCTAAACTTGTTTGTAAACTACTTCCGATTGACTTCATTTTGGAACCGAATGAATTCATTCGTGAACTTGCTGAATTTAAAGCACTATTTAATTTCGACGAATCGCCGGTGATATTTAATTTTAGAATTGATTCGGCCATAAAGAATATTTTAAACAAAAATACAAAAAAAAAGACGCTTTTATTTTAACGTCTTTTTTACTGTCATTGCTTTATATTTTTCGTGAAATGATTCCATTTGTTCACGCGTTGATTTTGGTTTTGCACGTTCTTTTTTTCTTGCTTTGTCAACCGGCAATTGAAATAATTGATCCGGTTTTAACATTTGCGATTTTTTTTGACATTGCGAATTGTGAACCATTGTCGCAATATATCGCGTTTGTTCCCATTGCAAATTGACGTTGTTGTGATAAAATTCGGCTAATAGCGCATTTTCGCGCCACGTTTGCCGCCAAAAATCGTCCGGTTTTGTGCCTATTAAACCAATGTAATAATCGGTTAATGATTCAAATGTTATTTCTTTGACGGCTTCGGCTTTCCCGGCTTTTCAATTTCTGAATTTAAGCTATTCCCTAAAATTTTTGATTGAAGCATTGTTTCAACAATTTTGTTGATTGATTCCGCTTCTAATTCGTCAAGCCACGAACCAACAGAATAAATATTATAATCAATTTCATTTCCGTTTTCCTGATCGTTTGCCAATATAGCCGAATAAATAAGCGCGCGTAATCCTTTTAATGAAATACCGTTTTGAAATACTTCGCCAATGTCTTGAAGTGAAATTCCTAATTGTTCGGTAAATTCCGACCAAAAATTCATTGAAAAATGTAACGTTCTTTTTTTGCCACCGACATTGATGTCAATGTAACCTTTGTTTTTGTTTGCCATTTTAAATTGTGTTTGTCGTTAATAAAAAATAAAAAGCCGACGCCAAACTAATGACGGCGGCTAAAATAATAAACTTTTAATTTTTTTTAGTTTGTTGATTTGGTGATCGCACCTGTCAACGTAATTGATCCGCTATAAGTCACGGCCGATTCCATTTCCGCCGACATTTCAACGCTTGACAAAAAGCCTTCAGCAGTATAAACCGCGTCGCCTGTTTCGTCCGTTCCAAATACACAAGTTAATTGCGTTCTAGCCAAAAGATAATCAGCAAACTCAATAGCGTTTGCGCTATCGTCATAAGAAACTAAACCCTCAAATGATACTTCGCCACCTTTTACGCCGCCGATATATTCAGAAAATCCGTTTGAATCTTTTGTTGTTGCCTCTGGCGTGTCCATTGATAAGGACATTGAACAACTTGTTGTGTGACCAACTGTTGCGCCTTCGACTGTTAAAATTAAATTAGTACCGTTAAAAACTCCCGTAGTAGCCATATTTTATTTTTTTAAAGTTTATTAAATTTTTTGTAAATATACAAAATAAATATTTTATTTATCAGAAATATATTTCACGCCGGCAAATGAATGAATACCTTCATTGTCGATACTTATTTCAAACTCGGACCAATCATCAATCGCGTTGTCGTTTTCGTCATTCCAACAAACGTCAACACAAAATTTGTCATATAAAATTGGCGGTGTGATCTCGTTTAATTCGTCGTCATATTCGCCGTTCGTTACAATAAAATAACCAATTTTAACAATGGCGTTTTGGTGTGTTGGATATTCGTTTCCGTCTTCGTCGGTGTCAACTCCTAAATTTTTAATTAAAGAATCAACTATTAATTCATTTTCAAATTCGTATTTCTTAACTATATGCGCCATTATTAAAGTGTTGTTAATGTTACTAATTCGCTATTTGATAAACCCCTGTCAAAATACATCAGCTGTTTTAATTTAGCTCTAAAATAAAATAAACTACCTAAATTTCCGTTTGTAAAGTTTAAAGTATTCAAATTAACTGGATTATTTGCGTTTGTATCAGTACCTATTTGCGTACCGTTTACATATAAAGCTACATCATTTTGCTTATATCTTACGGCTATTTTATTAAAGTTTGTAAAGTTATAACTGTATGTTGATATACTTGCTTGTGTTGAACCATTTGAAATAATGTCGGCTCTTATTTGGTTGTTATTATTACCTAATTGAATTAAAACCCTATTTGATGTGCCACCGTCGCAAATACTAATCACTCTATATGTACCGTCATAACCTAATGCGGCAGCATTTATAAAAAATGTACCTTCTGAATCATTAAATAAATTTGAAGACCCTGAACCACTTCCAAAATCAATTAACCTTGTTACCGTACTACCTGTTGTTTTTATATAGCTTGTTGAGAATGCAGCACTTTCAGATTGAGCACCCCATATAAATAAACTTAAATTTGTTGAAGGCTTTAATCCAAAGGTTTGACTTCCTGATGCCGTATGTGTTGCGCTTAACCTATACCAATCATTTTCAAAATCTTCAATTTTTCCTGTCATTGTGCCACCTTGTGTGATTATAGTACCATTGTTTAAATCAAAAACAACACGATTTGTGCCTGAACTCGCGTTAAATATTTCAGCAGTATTTGAACTATTTTTTTTAACAAATATAGAAATTGTTTTTTGTGTCGTTTGCCAGCCGGCAAACTTATAAACTCCTCCACCGCTTGCTGTTGATGTTAATAAATCAGCGGTCAATGTTCCGTCGGGTGCAATTGTTTGATTTGTTGTAATTGTTGAATTTGATTTAAACCAAACATTTTGATTAAATTCCTCTGAATAAAAGAACTCGTTCGTTCTTTCTGGTTCTAATAACAAACTAGGGCAATCGCCATTCGAATAATCTAATCTAGGTATGTTTGACGACATTGTTTCTATTAAACCGCCCGCGCCTTTTCTCGTTCCGTCGCTGCCTCTCGAAAATGTGAAATCGCCGTCGCCGTCTGTTGGGAATACTGAATAAACTTTTCCGGATTTGTAACCGCTTGGAATCAATAATAAAGACGCTTCGTTTGCTAATGACATAAAAATAAGATTTTAGCAAAAATACAAAAATTTAAAAAGATATTTAACGGCCTTGACCTTTATATCGTTTTTTGTAGTTTTTAGACGTTTTAACCGTTGAATTTTTATTTTTGGAATGTACGCCTTTTCGCTTCTTTTTAATCTTTTTAAAGACTTGTATTTGTGTTTGTTTCTTTGCCATTTTATTTGTTCCAATTTTTAACAATCTTTTCAGCGGATCGCGCACCAAAATAACCGCCGTAAACTAATAATAACAAACTTGACAATAAATCAATCCATTGTGGCGCTATATTAAAACCGTCAATTGACGAATCTAAAACAATGTAAATAAACAACGTCAATGTTAAAAAAGCTAATACCAATGGACGAATGTTTTTTGTTAAAAATGAATCCGTCGCATTGTCGGACGTCCAACGCTTTGTGATTTCTTGCATTTCAATCATATCGAATTCAATTTCTTTTAACAAAAAATCTTTGTCAATTTGTGAAATGTCTTTGTCTGAATTTATTTTGTCGGCTAAAATCTTTAAGGGTTCGATTCCTGTAATGTTACCGGCTAAACCTAACAATTCCGGCGCAACCTTTTTTCCATTGGCAACCAACCAACGAAGCGCATCACCAATTCGCGTTGTTCCGTTTTTGTCTTTATATGATTGTTTTGCCATAATTATTTTTTTGTATAATCCCAACGCGATTTTTTGTCGCGTATATCTAAATGCGTAAACGTGTTGTATTTTCCAATTCCGCCAAAATTTAATTCGTCATATTCAACCATTTCACAAACTAATTTGTGAACCTCGTTTGGTGTCATTCCGCTAATAACAATGTCCGCAGCTTTGCCCAATTTATGTTGTGAATGTTTTGCGCCCTTAATTACATTATCGTTATAATTGGCGCATCTAAAAGCCGAATTTATTTTGATAGGTT